GTGGGTACACGTAGCTATTCCCCCGCTCGGCGAAATGCCGAAGCAGGAAGCGATGACGACGAATGACGGCAAGAACTTCACCCGACTGAAGTAACTAACACAGCAGGGCGGGCGGTGACGTGAGGCCTCCGCCTGCCCCTGCCAACAGACCAACAGCCTCACACAACAGAATCAAACCTTTTATGAAAGCATTTGGAAAGGACGCCAGTCAGAAGACGACGGCAGCGCTCCCTCTCGCACAGCGAGGCAACGACACCCTCATCAGAGTAGCTCTGGTAGCCAGACCATCGGGGAAGGCTATCGATCCTACCACCCTCGAGGCGCTCCACGTTGGAGTAAAGAGCGAGCAGGGGACGCAGTGCGCTACGATCCCATACACCATCTCCAACGGTGAGCTGGTGGTAGAGGTGACGGCAGATATCTCACGACTTCTCGGACTTGGCGTATATACGCTTATCGTCACAGGTCGCACGCCCGATAAGGACTACGCCGACGGCTATCACGACTACGAGATCGTTGCACCGCTCTGTAAGGTCGTGAAGAGCGCCACCGAAGCCACCACCGACAGCGTCACCGCGCAGGCGCTCCAGGCTCTCCGAGGAGAGCGAGGTCTGTCTGCCTACGAGCTGGCGGTGCAGGATGGCTTCAAGGGTACGCTCCAGGAGTGGCTCGCGAGCTTAGTCCCCGCAGTGCCTACTCCTGCCCCTGCACCCGCAGGCGACGTCGTCTCCCTCGAGGAGTTCAACAAGCTCAAGGACACCGTCCGCTCGCTGTCCGTACAGCAGATGCCCGAGGATAAGCTGAAGGCTGTCCTGTCGGTTATCAATCACATGTTCTTCTACGTCGGGGAGTACTGCTCGATCCTTGGTGAAGGTGGTGGTTCAGAGGAGCTTGGCGGTGAGCGTCTTGAGCGCTGGACGAGAGCGATGACCTCCGATATTGTCTCTCTCCTTGGCCTTGATGCTAATAGCGAGATGGACGTGAGGGATGCAGAGCGCCTCGTCCCAAGCTACGAGTCGGCAACTATGATGTCCTCGGCTATCAGTAGCACTGTTGCGACCTACCTAAAGATGATCGAGGAAGAGAAGAAGCAGGCAGAGGCTGGTCAGCCCCAGCCCTAAATAGGTGCGCCCCACCAATAGGCAGGGCGCATAGAGAGGCGGGGCTGGATAGGATTTATGATGACGAAATCTGAAAGCCAATCTCCAGCTCCAGTGCCTCTCTCCTACAAAGGTAGCAAGCTGTGGCTACCTATCAAAGACTTAACACAGATTTACGATGAAAACAAATAGACTGAGCTGGTGGGAGACGCTCCTTGTGATTATAGCCGTGGCACTCATCGGCTATGCCCTCACCTCCTGCTCGCCACGTGTGCGAGTTGTCCCCGTAGAGCGTACCCGCACAGAGTGGCGTGATCGCCTGCGCTTGGACAGCGTGTACGTCCACGATAGCATCTACCTCACCGAGCGTATGGCGGGCGATACTATCTACAAGGTCAAAGAGGTGTACCGCTGGCGTGACCGCTGGCGGGTGGATACCATCAATACTGGGCGAGTAGATAGCGTACGCATCACCGAGGTGGTGGAAGTCCCCGCCAAGCTCACTGCGTGGCAGAGTATGCGACTCAAGGCTTTTGCGCCTCTGCTGGCTATTGCGCTCGCCCTCGGTGCGTGGGTGTCACGCAAGCTGTGGCTACCGCTACTGCGTGGTCTGATCTAACGTGTGATCATTTTCGTGACCTCACGAAAATGGTCTGTGCCGTTTGGTGGTATCAAAAGTTTGCCTACCTTTGCAGTGTAGATGAGTGCACGCTTCTACATTTGTCCACCCTTCGGGGTGTGTGAATTGAAACGAGCTTATGCTCACAGATGTACGTGATTATTTGCGTAATCTCGAAACGTCTACCAGAGTGAGGAAGGTCAAGCCTTCCTCACTCTTTTTTTTTACCCCCATTGAAACGAAAAGCCCCACACCATAAGGCGCGGGGCTTTTCTTTTGTCTTAGTTGGATTACAGCTTGATGTCCTCGGAGCTTACATTTAGCATCTGTGCGAGTGCCTCGCGGTTAAGCGTCTTCCCCTTTGCATCTCCGTACCCCTCGACGAATAGGACTATTGAGCCATCGTTTACGTAGTAGTCGGCAGAGTACTCAATCATTGTGCCGTCGCTGTAGTTTTCGCAGATATAGGCGGAGAGCTGACCGATTTCTGCGTCCATCCCGTATCTCTTTGAGCCGAGTTCAAGGAGCATAGCTTGGATAAGGTCAACGAGGTACTCGTGCGCCTCGTCCCAGCTCTTTACGCCATCTACGTAGTGACCGCTGATGTCTTCAAGGTACTCGCTGTAGGACTTGCCGTTGTTGATTTCAAGGCGAGCGCTTGCGATGTTGTAGTTGCCGCCTTCACCCCAGCACCAGTTGATGTCATACGTGATGTCGTGGTCTGCAGGCGTTACTCCGTTTACTGCGTTGAAGTAGTAGGTCTTCTTCGTTTCCATTTTCTTTTGTCTTGTTTACGTTACGTGTCTTGTGGCTCTCTGCCCTTTGACACTACAAAGATAAGGCAGATTTTTCACACCACAAAATTTTCGGTGAAAATAATTTCAGCCATTATATAAGCGGTTTATATGTGTGTGGTATTTGCCATCTTTTCACTACCTTTGCAGAAGAATGGAAACTTATATACAGATGATATGGCAAGTGTAAAGAACGAGAATATGCAGGCTACCTTGGACACGCTGCGCACCTACGCTGGTGCGTCTACGGACGCAGGGCTTGCAGCTATCCTTGGCATCTCCAGAGAGCGACTACGTCAGTGGCGACTTCGTGAGGTGTACGATGTGGATGTGATTAGGGGTGTGTTCCCTGAACTATCGGATGAGTGGCTAACTACGGGCGAGGGCTTGCCCTTCACCCCCGAGGGAGTAGACAAGCTCATCCCCCACCTTGACGAGTTAAGGGCGCTCCTCTTGGCTAAGGACGCTATCATACAGCAACAGCAGGATCATATCGCTAAGCTCACCCTCGCACTCACTCGGAGGGGGTAGGATTTGGTGGGATCAAAAGATTACCTACCTTTGTAGAGCCAGCGAGGCGGTTGTCTCCGCCCGTGGCTTACGTTACGTAGCTCAAGCACGCATCTTTGCGCTTGGGTGAAAATCAGAGTGGGGAAGCCTTACAGCTTCCTCGCTCTTTTTTTTTGTGCGTGTTTGTAGTTTGCTATCGGTTATTTGGTATATATGTGTATATCACTAACGTGTAGATAACTATGAACTTAGACGTGATTACAGAGCTGCTGAGAAAGCAGATGCCAGACGCAGGCGAGGAGGCTATCCAAGCGGCAGCCAAGGAGCTCGCACTGGAGACGACAAAGGAGGAAGATCGCAGAGCCAACGAAGCTGCGACGACCTCGATAAAGAACTATGAAAAAAAGCACGGCCTGCGAGATGGTAAGACCATCGACGCACCCGAGCCAACGCCAACACCAACGGCAACAGATGTCAACGATGATACACTGGGCGTTATCAACGCTCTGCGTGCAGAGGTCGAAGCCCTCAAGCTGTCGAAGGTGGTAGATGCCCGAAAGGCTACGTTTGATGCACTCATCCGTGACCTCCCCGAGCATCTGCAAAGTGGGTACAAGCGCATCAAGTACTCCGACTTGTCAGACGATGAATTTAACTCCTTAACCGCTGGTATCGGGGAAGAGGTGAAAGGCATTATCGACTTGGAGAAGACAAGAGGCTTAGCCACAAACCCGAGAACTCCGATGCCTTCTCCAGCAGGCTCTGAAGCTACCGCAGAGGATGTGGAGAAGCTCTTTCACGACAACCCGAGTCTCGGAAAAATCTAACATTCCAACCAACTTTAACCAACTTAACTATGGCAAAAGCTGCATGGGGTAAGCCTGTTATCAAGATTGGCGCCGTTGACGCCACGGGTAAGACAATCCCCACGACTGGGTTACAGACCCTCGCCTCTGTAAAGGAGAACTCCACGAAGTTCGAGAGTACCGAAGGCGAAAAGAAGGAGCTTAAGGGAGAAGGTGGCGTAACGCTTGACGTCCGACGCGGCGCACCTTCCTACACCCTCGAGCTGGAGGTGTTCATCCTCAAGGGTGAGGCGTTGCCTAAGCTCCTCAAGGGGAACGCTGCAAGCATCGTTATCACGCCAGAAGACCCCGACACGGCAGGGCTTTATATCCCTATGGCGAATATCTCGGTGTCCCCAGCGTGGTCTACTGAGGAGGGTGCTGCGTACAAGGTGAAGGCTGATGCCGTCCTCGCAAAGGATACGGAAGACGTCAAGGCGTTCTACTTCACCAAGGGCAATACTATCCTCGACCCATTCACTGGGACGAACTAAGTAACTAACCAACCAATAAAACAAGATAGCTATGACAGATCTTATGACTGGTAAGGCGGTAGTCGGCGACGGCAACAGCTCTATCGTAATCACCAAGTATCTCGCAGGTATCCCCTCTGGTGTAGCCCTCGACACTTCGCTCCTCTCGGGCGTTTCTGTCGTGCGTGCGGGTCACGTTGTCCTCCTCAAGGATGACAAGTACTACGCCGCTGGCGTTACTGGCGCCGCTTACTCCGCCTTTGGCGATAAGACCCCCGTGGGTGTACTCAATGCCGATGTGCTGGTCAATGGCGGTGAGCTTGCTCCTGTTATGACCATCGGGCAGGTGCGTGCCGCCGCTTCGCCTTACACCATCTCTGAGGAGGTAAAGAAGGCGCTCCCCCGCATCGAGTTCATCTAATCTCTAACCTAAATCCTATTTAGATATGGCTTTAACAACTTTCAAGGAGTACTACGATAAGTACCTCAAGATGGGGATGGCGAAAATCCTCCAGCGCATCAACGATACGCCCGAGGACAAGCAGCCCAAGCTCCTGTACAAGGTGATGCTCACCTCGGAGCAGTCTCTCAAGGATTCGTGGGATAGTGCGTCGCTCTCCGCTTCTGTGGTATCCGCAGATGTCGTGGCGATGGATTCTCCCCTGCCTCTCAAGAGCCGTGCCCGCCTCGCTCGTGCCACTGGCAAAATCCCCAAGATTGGTATCTCCTTCCGCAAGAGAGAGAGCGAGATCCGCGACCTGCTCAATGCGCAGGCCGTCGGCGGTGCAGAGGCGCAGATAGCTACTAAGCTCCTAGCCGATGTAGACCTCTGTGTAAAGGGTATCGAAGTCGCCAAGGAGGTGATGTTCCTTCAGGGGCTCTCCACTGGTCAGACGCTGGTAAAGGACGAGGATAGCGATGGGCACGGCGTCCGTGTTGACTTCGGCTATGCCGCTGAGCACACCTACACGGTGGGAAAGAAGTGGAGCGAAGCAGACGCAACGCCTATCTCAGATATGCAGATTGTACTCGACGCTGCCTCTACGACGGGTCGCCCCGAGCTGGTTATGCTCTCTCGCAAGGCTCTTGACAATATCCGAAAGAGCGCAGAGGGTAAGCAGGTGGCTATGCGCTATCAGGGCGGTGCGGTTGTCGCCAATGTGGCTGACCTTCCCACGCCCTCTCGCTCGGTGCTTGTCGATGCACTCAAGGATGAACTCGGTGTAGATGTCCGTGTGGTAGATAGCTCCTTCCGTGTACAGACGTCAGATGGCAAGTACAAGACTATCGCACCTTGGGAAGTCGCCAACGTGGTGTTCCTACCTAGCAGTGTTGTAGGTCGTCTTGTGTGGGTCTACCCAGTCGAGAAGATGCGCCCCGCAGAGGACGTCATCTACACCGAAGGAGACCACGGCACGCTGGTGTCTGTCTACCACGAGAAGAACCCCATGGCAGAGGTTACGATGGGGCAAGCTCACGCTATCCCTGTTATCGATGGTGGCGACCAAGTCTACCTCATCGAGACGGAGACGGCTACGACTGGCTCTAAGAAGGAAACCAAGGCTAAGGCTTAGGTATGACAATACTAGAGTCTCTACTCTCTCAGCACTCATATCCGCTGGATGGGCAGGCCGTGCGCCTGCTCGCCCAGCGGCGAGGGCTGAGCCCCGATGATTGGGTATGCGACAAAGTCCTCGGCAGTGATGCGTGGCAACTCGCCCGAGCCGATGTGCTGATGATGGTTGCCAGTGCGCCAAACGTCACGCAGGAGGGTGTTAGCTATGATGTCCTATACTCCACGAGAGAAGCGCTCCGCAGCGAAGCCGAAAAGGTGTACCGCAAGTATCTTGACCCTTCCGACCCGCTTTACCCGAAGGCAAAGCGAAGATATGGATACAAGGGGTCACTACTCAAAAGATAAGAGATGTTACTCCCGAATAATGGTACTTTACAGATCGCATTCCCCCAAGCCGTCGGAGCGTTAGATGCCGACGGCTTCCCTGTTGAGGGCGCTCCCGAGTGGTCAGAGTTCGTTCAGTGCCAATGGCGCACCGAGGAGTTCGACAACGCAGCGACTTCCGAGGGAGAGCCGTACACCAATATCCGCTATCGTGTACTGATAGAGTGGGACGAGGACGCACTCGATGCAGAGCGCTTACTCCTTAATGGGGTGGAGCTCTCCGTCAAGGAAGCCCGACCACTAAAGGCGGTGCGCAAGGTCTTGTTTTTGGCTACTCCACGATGCCTATAACCCCCACTGCTCCGTTGTCGGCTATCGCCCAAGCTATCGAGGAGAAGATAGCCAAGAGGCGTGCGCAGCTCGTACGCAATCTCATATACCTAGGGGAGAAGTGCGTGAATGAAGCACGAGACAATAGGACTAACAGCTACACCGACCGCACGGGCAACCTGCGCTCTTCGATTGGCTATGTCGTCCTGTACAATGGGGTGCCTGTAAGTGAGATGTCCGTGCAGGGTGATAAGCCTGCGGGGCGCTCCGCTGGAGAGAGTAGCCTATCCAAGGCAATAGCAGAAGCTCCACCGACTGGCTATGTGCTGGTGGTGGTGGCTGGTATGCATTACGCTCACTATGTAGCAGCGAGGGGCTACAATGTTATCGACAGCGCAGAAGCCCTCGCACGTGCCGAAGTGCCTAAGATGCTCGACAAGTTAAACCTCAAATGGCAACGCAAGTAGCCACAACCACACAACGCAATGTACACCTCAACTGATGTCCAGACGGCTGTCATCGAACAGCTACGAGATACACCGCTCTCCGATGCTATCAGTGGGAACGTGCGACGACAGGGAACAAGGACGAGAGATAGCAACGATGAAGACGCAGTAGTGTCTGTTACCGCCCTTACGGCAGACCAGCGACAGAGTGGCTTTGTCCGTGTCACTATATACGTTCCCGACTTTATGGAGGGTGCATCAGCCGTCCGCAGAACCAACCTAAAGAGATGCGCAGATCTGGAACGCCTGCTGACGAACTGGGCTACCTCCCTTCATGCGTCAAGCACTGGGGATATTCTCTTCCGATTGGCTGAGGGCGTGTCTACCACGCCAAGCCCAGAGCGAGCAGAATCTCTTGTGAGCGCACGCCTATACTTCAAGATTGCCGAATGATGACGCTAAGCCAACAGATATACAAGGCGGTGAGCGGGAAGCGCCCATCTTGCCTACTCACCGAGGGCGTAGAATACACGCCTGCGGAACTTATCGACTACCTTCTGCACCCTCGGGGTGTCGAGCATGCACTCGCCACGGGCTTCCCCTCTATGGAGCTCCTCGAGGAGCATAGGGGCGACCTCGCAGGCCTGCCAGTAACGCTCCTCTCCGATGTTACCCCATCCCTGCTCTCCGTTAGCGGTGGTGCTTACCTCGTTGCTGGTGCAGGTGATGTGACTATATATGTAAATGGAGCGGAGGAGGGCGCAACCTCTCTTCTTCTGATGCACGGGGTGCATGCTAATATCATCGCACGAGGCAACTCCGTTGTGGCTATCCACGCTGATAGCTCTTGCGATGTGCAGGTGCAAACCCTAGATACAGCTATCATCTTATGACAACAACGCTCACTACACAAGCAGGCGTGCGTCTTACCGTTCAGGTGTCAAGCCCAGAGGCGTTTCTGCAGATGCCCAAGGCGAAAGCCCCGCGCATATCTGGGGACTGGGCGGAGAGTGACGGCATAGACTACGACCTTCGAGAGCCTATCTACCTAGAGCCGCTGTCGGTGGTGGTAGATGTCAAGACCACCCAGCTCTTCAATGCAGGGGACACGTGCAACTTCGACCTGCTGGGGACTACGCTGGCCTCGACTATCTCACACATAACCCCTCACGAGCCGTTCAACGGATGGCAAAGAATAACGCTCACCCCCTCGATGCTCCCTCTGTTTGGGATGCCAGTAGTAGTGCAGGGGGTGTTCACCCCAGAAGACCTACGAACACGCCTTGGTATCAAGGTAGCCCCAGATATGACAACACTCCGTTCTGAGCCAGAGCGCAAGGTGGCGTTAGAGGCGTCAAGCAAGGCGGAGGATGCATCTACGACAACGCTGGGTGCTGGGAAGAAGGAGCGCAATATAACTATGGAGGTGTGGGTGCGTGGCGTAAATTGCGTCCGCTCGCATCTTGATTTTTGCAAGGCACTCCGCCAGCGAGCGGAAGGGCAGTGGAGGATAGCTGGGAGAGATTACTACCTCCGCTACCAGTCTATGGAGGTCACGGACTACGCCCCGAACGACATAGTGGCAAGCCGTGTGACGTTCCAGCAGTATAGATACTAATGTCGAAGAAGTCCAACCTCCCAGATGCCCGAGCCTACGCCAAGGAGATAGCCGAGCGAATAGGCGCTACGCAAGGGCGCATCCTGGCAATCTTCGAGGAGGCGCTTCACGAGGCCTCACTAATTGCTACGCTTGTGGACTTTGACCAAGAGCGGGCGTTCCTCTTTGATGACTATCCCCTCACGAAGAAGCGTGCAGATGTGCTGGTTCGCACCCTGTCTAGGCGTATGCTCTCTGAGGTGACCAGCGCAGTATCTTATGCGTGGGGGAGAGCGGACGCAAAGAATGACGCCCTCGAGCTGGCTATCCGTGGGAGTGTGACCGCCACACGGAGAGAGAAGGCTCTAGCGGCGTTCCTCGCACGAAAGGAGGGGGGTATGGACTTGTCGGGGCGTGTGTGGCGTACTTCTGTGCAGGCGAAGTCAGAGATGGAGCTGGCTCTGGACTTAGGGCTAAGGCAGGGAAAGGATAGCGCAGCCCTAAGCCGAGACCTGCGTGCGTACCTCAGAGAGCCCGAGAGGTTATTTCGCAGGGTGCGTGACGCGCACGGACAACTGCGCTTATCTCAATCGGCGGCCGCCTATCATCCTGGACAGGGTGTTTACCGAAGCAGTTATAAGAACGCCCTGCGACTGACTGCCACCGAGACGAATATCGCCTACCGCACTGCGGACTACCAGCGAGTGCAAGCATTCGACTTTGTCCGAGGAGTGCGTGTGCATCTCTCCGAGAACCACACGCTCAACGGCAAGCCCTTCCACTGCATCTGCGATGACTTCGCAGGCGACTATCCTAAAGACTTCAAATTTACAGGGTGGCATCCTCAATGCAGGTGCTACACCACGACTATACTAGCGGATGACCCCGACGACCCCGAGGCGACCCCTATGGTGGAGAGCGTACCCGCTGGGCTGTCCGACTGGGTAGCCGATAACAGCGACCGCATATCTGCATCCTTTGAGCGCGGTAAGCCTGCGTTTTGGTTGCGAGACAATGCCGACCAGCTGGGCATAACGCCTAAAAAGAAAAAGGGGAGGCCGTGACCTCCCAGAGTGGTGTTTGTGTGTGTTCGGAGGCCTCGGGGGCGTAATCTCTCGAGGCTTCCTTTTTGCCTTTTTGGGGCAGGTAGCCCGCAAAAGCGTCCGCTAAAACGTCCGCTGTAAGAAAATACCCCTCTGTAAGTTGCTGATTTACAGAGAGGTATATCCATTGATTGTACCCAGAGTGGTAATACGTTGATTGTTAGGTAAATACGCTCTACATTTTGGTAGTGTTATTCCCGCAGGGGTTTACCTCTCCCGCCTTGCTATTTAAAGTCGTTAGCGTTTATTAGATGACGCCCTTTTCCGTCCGCTAAGCGTCCGTTGTGAGGATAGCAGCGGACGGTTGAACTTCTCCATCTCCTGCGCTTTGAGTGTGTCGGCTATTGCTACATAGGGGCGCATAGTCTTTTCGGTCTTATGTCCCGTGTATTTGCGGATGACCTCGGAGGGGATGCCGAGTGTGAGGGCTTGCACGACAAAGGTGTGGCGTCCGATGTGCGATGTGATTACCTCGTACTTAGGGAGCGTCTCTTCGATGCGCTGGCGTCCAGAGTATCTCAGGCGGGTGACGGGTGCGTCTATTCGTGCCTGCTCGCACACGCTTTTGAGATTTCGGTTCAGCCGTTGCTCCGCCATTGCTGGTAGTGGTGTCTCCTCGCCCTTGTACTTGTCAAGTATTGCCCGTGCGTGGTCGTTGATGTCTACTTCGATTAGCTGATCTGTCTTCTGTGCGTAATACCTGATTGATGTAGGCGTGATGTTGTCGTGGGTTAGCTTCTTCAAGTCCGAGTACCGCAGGCCAGTGAAGCAAAGGAAGCAGAAGAGGTCACGGGCTACACGCTCGGAGTGTAGGCGAAGCTCCACAGATGCAAGTCTGCTCAGCTCCTCCCACGTGAGATATACCTCGGCTCTGTTGCTGTCGATGCCCTTTAGACGCACCTCGAAGAAGCGGCGGTAGTCCTTTTCGTATAGCCCTTGCCCCTGAGCCCAATAGAGAGCGCTCTTGAGGATGCGAAGTGTTTTGTCTACTGAGCCGTTGAGAAGCCCACGCTTTGCCGTAAGGTGCGTAATGAAGTCTGCTACCCACTTCTCGCTGATGTCCTCCAGCGTTGCGGACTGGGAGTAGTCAGCGAGGTGCATACGTGCGGTACGTATGTTCGCCTTGTGTCGTTCGCTCCAGCTTCTTCGGACACTCTCGGCGTCGATGAATAGGTCGATGAGGGATACCACCTTTCGCTTGTCCTCTGGGGCGACCTTTGCTGGTGCTTGCTTCGATGTGCCAAGCGTCTCCCCTAGATACTCATTGTACTTCTCCTTTAGCTCCTCGGGAGTGGGTAGGTACTCTATCTCCTCGAAGTAGGAGAATGCACTCTCGATAGCTTCCTCCGTGTACTGCAGCGCTCTGTTTATCATAGCGGCTGGCGTGCGCCTGTCTCCGTGGGTGGTGTTCTTTAGGCATCGTTCCGCCTCGGTGCTCCACTTGTCGGGGTCTACTCGGTAGCCAACATAGACGCTTGTGATGTACCCGCCTCCATAGCGGATGCGGTAGCGTATCTGTAAAGCCTTCCACCCCTTCTGCTTGTCTAGGAGGAAGTGGCACGTGCGGCGGATAGGTAGCATAATATACTGGGGTAAAGAAAAACCATATCGTTGAAGCCAACGATATGGTTTTTCGTGGTTGTGGGTGGTAAGTGCTATTGCTTCTTGCACTCAATCTTTACGCTCTCTCCCGAGATGCTCGCTCTCAGTAGGGCGGTGTCTCCGCTGATGCTGAGTACTTCGTATCGTGCGTACTCGGCTCCGTCGATATAGCAGATGATGGTATTTCCCGATACCTTGTAAGTGCCTTCTCCTTTGCCGAAGTAGCCTCTCCCTTGGTACTTGCCATCCTTGTCGAACGTGGCGTATGTTGCGGGGAACACCAGCTGTGCGATAGCGCTGGTGACGTCAAGCATAGAGCCGTCCTTCTGCTCTACCTTCGTGATGCGCCATGTTCCGTAAAGCTGCTCCATTGAGAAGCTCGAGGGGGTGGGGCTGTCCTTCTTGCACGAAGCAAAGGAGATAGCAATCGCAATGACCGCTACGAGCGAGAGTAGTAATTTCTTCATAATGGTTGTATTTAGAGTTATTAAAAGTGGTCGTATGTAGTGCTTTATACGCGCGTACGCGTACATATATATATAGTCTAGAACTTGCGCTTTACCAGCTCCTCGACATAGAAGATGCCCTGCACGTCATCAAGCTTCACGGCGTAGTCCTTGTACTGGCTGTTGAGGGAGTGGCAGGTGATCTCATTGTTAGCCTTGTCGTGGTTTACTACCTCCTTGAGCACTATGCCCTCGGCGTCTGTGGCCACGACGCAGTAGGTTTCCCCACGCTTCTTTATACCAAACTGCCAATCACTTTTAGGAAGGACACGGCAGAGAAGCACGTCACCATCGAGAAACGCTGTACTGGTGCCGTCGTCCATACTGTCGCCAGATACTTCGAAGAGCAGGTAATCCCCTTTCAGTCGCTTGTCTATTAGTACGGGCATCGTCTGCTTGTCCTCTTCCCAGCAAGGGTCTCCGAAGCCAGACAATGCTCCAGCTTGCGCTCTGTGCGGTACGAGAGGAATGTCCACCCAGTCTCGGTCACTGCTTACGAGCGGGCGGACGCTATTCTCTTGTGCGGGCTGTGTGGCTGGTGCGCCAGCCTTCAGCATCTCGCCTTCCCCAGTGAGCAACCACGAGGGCGAGAGGTTGTACAAATCCCCCCATTTCTTCGCCTGCGACTTGCCGAAAGCCTTGCGCCCCGTGAGGAGTGCATTCACGTACGGCTGGCTTACGCCGAGCTGAGCGGCGATTGAAGCCTGCGTATGCCCCGTATCTCGGAGGTATTTGCCCAGCTCTAAAAGTTTTTTCTCATTCATAACCTTTTAGGTTATAGCGATTTAGCTCAAATCATACTAAAATATAACCAAGAGCGTTTGGTATATTACCAAAAAGGTTATATCTTTGTAGTGTAGTCCAAGAGAGGACAACAAGAGCAGGTCTAAGAATAGACACCGACAAAGATAATGAAATACAAAACAAGTAGACCTCTATGGCAAAGCGAAGAGCCCTAAAGCCCAAGTCTAAGATACTCGCAGAGCGTGCAGACAAAGTAAGGGCAGCGTTCGCGAAGATGAAAGACGAAGGTATGGGAACAGAAGATGCCGTGCACAGTCTACGAGTGAAATACAAGCTCGCACGCTCGACGGTATATAATTACCTAAAGGGCTAACAAGCTGTGCACCCCCGAGGGCTTAGCCCTCATTACTGAGCGGTCTTTGACATTCTTGATACAAACAATGGCGAATACAGATAATCTGCAGGTGAAAGGCCTGCACGTGATTAATCCATTGTCGTTAGCCTGCGACCTAATGTGCGCAGGGCGAAGCCGTGGCAGGCACGGAACACCCGAGGCTCGGAAGCCTCCTGACGACACCAGTAACGTAACAAAGACAACTATGTACAACGAAGAAGACATTTCCTACAGCGAGGTCACCGCATCATTCCTCAAGGACGTAGTCTGCGATATGACCCAGTCCATCGCAGACTATGGCGGATACACCACAGAACAGTGCATCTACATAATAGACGACCCACGGCTCTCTGATGAATCGACACTCATCCTCACCTTAGAGCTTTCGGGCGGTGAGTTTGAGCTGACCTACGAATACGACAACAGGGCGGGTGTGAAGGACTTCCCCCCATTCGATAGCACCGACTTCTGTGGAGTGCTTTACGACGCAGAGCGTGAGATAGAGCGTAGCGAGCGCAACGCCCGAGAAATAGCAGACACAGAGCGCTGGCTCAACGTAACAGAACGATAAAGACAACGAATATGAAACGAGCAGATATGACGACAGACAGAGTGATAACTGCCATTGCTTATGTAGTAGCAGGCGGGCTTATCCTCCTCGGCTTCTTAGGGGGGCTTCTAATAGTCTCCGACACAGACGCAGCGTTTACCCCCGACCTCTCCACCTCGGAGTTCATCGTTAAGAAGCTCGCAGGCATTGCACTGCTTGGGGCTTCGATATATACGTGGCGAGCCATTGAGCGCCACGGCAAGTAATAGCTGATAGGTTCTTTTCTTCAATCCGTGGCGGGGGCGGTCAATTTCGAGGCCGCCCCGCCCACAAAGGACACAACACATTTAGCAACACGCCAGCACATGGCGACAATCTCTAACGCAGACACAAGATGGACACGGAAACAAAGACGCCCAAGATTTATGAAGCCCTTATCAAAGCTAATGAGCTTGTCGGGGCTATCTCCAAGGGCAACACGAATCAGCAACAGGGCTTTAAGTTCCGAGGCGTAGACGACGTCTACAACAGGTTGCACCCGATACTCGCTAAGTGCGGTATCGTTATCGTTCCCGAGGTTGTGAGCTACGAGGTAACAGAGCGACAAGCGCGTAACGGCGTTCTGCTCTACACCCGAGCCACTATCCGCCACCACTTCACCGCGTCCGACGGCTCCTCCGTGACGACACTGGTGGTAGGCGAGGCGATGGACAGCGGGGATAAGGGGATGAACAAAGCGATGAGTATAGCTCTAAAGTATGCCCTCTTCCAGCTCTTCACCATTCCGACCGATGAAGACAAAGACCCCGACGCTACCACACACGAGCTAGTACCGCAGGCGACGCAGGCGACGACAAGCCCCGACTACCAGAGCAAGGTGGAGGGTGCTATTAACGAGCTCGCAAAGGCAAGCAGCTTAGATGAACTTGCGAATATCTTCCGAAGCCTACCGAAGGAAATGCAGGACGACCGCTCTGTAAAGGGCGAGGCGACGAGGCTAAAGGCGGTGTTCGCACAAAAGACTGCCAAGAAATGAACGCATTAGACTTGCACCGCTCGTCGGTGCGCTTCGATGAGCAGAGCCACACATACACCACCTCCGATGGGCGGCAGCTTACTGGGGTGACGTCGATACTCAAGCAGGCACTCTTCCCAGACAAGTATAAGGGCATCCCAGAGGCGACACTCGCAAAGGCAGCCGAGCGTGGCACGGCTATCCATAACGAGTGCGAGGACGTAAATCTCTTCGGGGAAGGAGCTCTCAACGAAAGCTCCAGTGAGGAAGCACGCAACTACCACGAGCTACTCGCGAGGGAAGGCATCACGATGATTTACAGCGAATACCTCGTGACAGACGACGAGGTGGTAGCTACGATGATTGACTGCATCGATGATAAAGGCAACCTCTACGACATCAAGACCACCAGCCAGCTCGATATAGAGAGTCTCTCGTGGCAGTTGTCCTTCTGCGACTACCTCTTTACGAAGCAGAACATCTTCCTCGAGCGCCCCTCATCTAAGCTCTACGGCATCTGGCTGCGAGGCAGCACTGCGAAGCTAGTGGAGGTGGAGCGAAAGAGCGATGACGACATCGAAGAGGTTATTCAAGCCTATCTAGATGGCGAGGTATTTACCCCCAAGCCCGTGGAATTCACAAGCCCCGAAGAGGAGGCTCTGGCGAGAATTAGCGAGCAGGAGGAGGTGATTATCGCACTGAAGAAAGAGATAGACCGACGCGAAGCAGAAAAGCAGGAGGCTCTCGACATTCTCAAGGCGAGAATGGAAGAGAGCGGGCTAAAGAAGCTCGAGACGCAGAGCCTCTTACTAACGCTGGTAGCTGAAAGTGAGAGTACCACCTTCGACAGCAAGCGATTTAAGGAAGAGCACTCAGAGCTTGCCGAGCAGTACGCTAAGAAGGTAGTCCGCAAGAGCTACGTAAAGATTACTCTACGATGATATACAACCTTCAAGAGCCCCTCGAGCGCGCCCAGTTCGAAGCAAGGTGTAAGCACCTCTCCGAAAAGGGCGCGCGCGTCGAGCTCACCGAGAAGCGAGACAAGAGGACGCTATCACAGAACAGCTACCTACACCTCATCCTCTCCTACTTCGCAATAGAGTATGGGGAGCGCCTCGAGTGGGTCAAGCAGGAGTTCTTCAAGAGGCACGTGAATGCCGATATCTTCCTCCTCGAGAAAGAGGGGGCAGGAATAGGGCGGTACTATGCGCTTCGCTCCAGCTCCGACCTAACGACAAAGGAAATGACCACAGCGATAGAACGCTTCATCGACTGGTCGTACAAAGAGGTGGGGATTTTTCTCCCCCTTGCCGATGATGAGGCGATGATAAATGCAGTGACCAGAGAAGTGGAACAAAGTAGGAGGTACGTATGATACAGATTTCAAATTCCGAAGCGGAGCGGCTTGCAAGGACGCTCACTACTCTAGAGCAAACGACCCGTATGTCTGGCATCTTGAGTCTCAAGGTGCAGAACGCAGTAAGGGTGTCAAAGCTTCTCCGCACAAAGATTGAAGCAAGATTATTAGACCAAAAGGATAAGCACGATGGACACCGCAGTAATCCTTAGCCCAGTAGAGCTCTCCGCACTTATCTCCTCTGCAGTGTGCGATGCCCTCAGCAAGCACAACGAGAGCGCAAAGCAGAGCGAGAGATACATAGCTGGGAGAGATAGGGTGCTCGACTTCCTCGGCATCAAGTCGAGGGGCGCACTTAACTCCAGAATAGCAAAGTACCCCAGCGCCTTCCTCCAAGATGAACGCTTCACGCTCATCCTTGACGTGGAAGCCTACGCTGAGTGCCTGCGCAGAGAGCAGAAGATGACAAAAAGATAACCACCACAAAAGACATGACTATGGGAAGACTTCGACTATATCCGAGTGAGATAGACCTATCAATTCTAAACGACTTCGAGCTAGACGTACACATCCACAACCACAACAAGGTGCTGAGCTTCATAACCACCAAAATGTGTGCGAACAACAAGCGGATGACCTACTACAGACGAATGGAGGATAGCACGATGGATAGGCTACTCACACTTCGAGCCGAGAGAAAGCGCAGGGCGAAGGAGACTAAGGGGAATGCATAAGCTAGACCGCTCCGAAGTGCTCGACAGGATCAAGCGACATCTGCAACATCGCAGTGACGCTAGACGGCAACCGCTTATAATCTTAAAAGAGCAGTTGTCCTCGGTCGTTTGTTGCGACTTTGATACCCTACGCCCAGTCCTTCTAGACCTCTACCACGATGGTCTACTGCTCACTGGGCGGACACTCAATACTACATACTTTACACTCCCAGAATATGTGTAAGCATAAGTACATACCTCTAGACATCTTCGCCATGCAGGACGCTAAGATAGAAGCGCTGACTGCAGACCACGGGCTGGCAGGATGGGGGGTGTACACCGCACTACTCTTAAAGCTCGCCCAGCAGGACGAGAGCGGATACAGCTACCCAAACAACGCTAAGCGGCTGGCGAACATCCTACCAAAGCGACCACGTGCAGAGGTTGTTCGCTCTACTATCGAGGACTACGGGCTATTTGAGATAGAAGTAGATGAAGATGGGGTAGAGGTGTTCTATTCTCCTCGCCTCACCTCTCACCTCTCAACTCTTGGCGGTGCAGATAAAAAGCAAGGCGAGGAAGCCGCGCCAAAGAAGCGTAGCTACAACGTAAGTCAAGCGGTCAAAGAAGGCTTAGATAGAGCTCGCGAGGCTAAGCGTAATCGATCAAAAGTAGAAGATGAAAGTAGAAAAGTAGAGAACAAAGTAGAAACGAAAGTAGAGGGCAAAGTAGAGACAAAAACAGGCAAAAGTAGAAAAGTAGAGAAAGCAGAAATGAAAGTAGACGAAAGTAGAGAAGGCTCTTCTACTTTGCCATCTACTTTGGGCTCTACTTTGGGGGGGACTATAGGGGGGGTAATAAATACCCCCCTAAAAGAAAAAGAGAAAGTAGAAATAGAAAGTAGCCCCCTAACCCCCGAGGGGGGGATTGAGAGCGAGCGCATCGAGTTAGAGGCGATAGAGGATACTTCGCTTCGCTCTATGGTTAGCTCGCTAATGTACCCTAGCTCCGATATGCGAGATTATGGCAAGGTGTGGAAGGCGCTCTATGAGGAGGCTACTGCAGGCGAGGAGGACTTCGCTAAGCCTATGGTGCTAAGTCGTGCGATATGCAGAGATGGGCAGGAGCTCTTCTTTGCGCTGATGCCCGACCGCCCAGATGGCAATGCAAAGGAGCGCCCCACGATAGCCACCACGCTAAATGCAATAGCACTCTTCAAGAAGATGCTGGAGGAGGCTAAGGTGTCCACCTTCCTTCGAGGCAATAAGGCTATGGCGAACCTATCGTGGCTGGTCAAAGCTGACAACTTTGCTAAGGTCGTAGAGGGGTGCTATCGAGACAACCACGCCTCTAAGCCCTCCTCACCTCCTCCAGCTTCGCACGGCTACTCCAACGACATGTGGGCGAAGGAGAAGGCGGAGCAGGCTAGCCGAGAGGATAGCGAGGAGGTCAAGGCGTACAAGGCTAAGACAGCCGAGATGGCAAGGCGTGTAATGAGCGAAATGAAAGTTAGACAATGAACAACGCAGAGCAACCACCACAGAAGACAAGTGCACTCCCCCTCGCCTCAGACTTCGTGAAGAAGATACAAGCGGAGCGCATCGAGGGGCTACCTACAAGGCAAGTGTACGACGTGTACAAAGAGATTGACATAAGCACCGCCTTTAGCTACATCGTGGCACTCGGTCAGCGGGCTACCCCCAACTTCGAGCTAGACGAGATTAGCACCGCAGCTTACATCAAGGCCGTTTCGTGGCTACTGGCTCTACCTCACCCAGAAATAGACGACCCGATGAAGGGGCTACTGGTGATGGGTGAGACTGGCACGGGTAAAACGATGCTGGTATCTCTACTCCGAGAGCTTAGCGATATGCTTGGCTTGCACCGCCCATTCTACGATGGCGGTAGTAGTCGCAGGGTGATGAAGCCCTTCCTCTGGAATGGCGATACGCACGCCCTATGGCACATGTCGGACTATATCGACAGCGAAGATGGCAGGTATACGGCGCTAAGCTACCGAGTGCTTCACATCGGCGACCTCGGCAGTGAGCCAGCCACCTTCCAGCGATACGGGAACAAAGCGAGCCTCGCAGACCTCATCAACCAGCGCTCCGACTTTGGCTACCGAGATGCGCCGATTGTTGCCACCACAAACCTCCCGTGGTCTGAACTTCAACGCTACGGCGATAGAGCTGTCTCCCGACTTCGTGGCGACTGCATCGAGATACAGCTTGTCGGAGTGCCTGACCACAGAAAGCAACGGAAAGACATATGGCAATAACACCTCCCAACAAGATAGAACTGCCACCAGAGCTCCTCGATGAACTGGAGCGAATGGTGATGGAGGAGGGGATGATAATCTCAAAGGCATGCGAGGAGTACGCATCAAAGATTGGTGCGACATCATCCATCGTGTACTCTCGGTTCACAGGGCACCCAAACTACAGCGAGATAAAGCTGGTGAGCTTACAAAACGGAACTCACAATAGGAGCAGTGGCGATGAGGGTGGCTGGGACAAGACCCCTTTTACCAACTTCTGGACGCTTGACGAGTGGAAGCGCAGGGGGCTAATCAAGGCAAAAGAATAGACACACTTTAACACACATAGATATGAATGAACTGAACGTAACGGGGCGAGTGCTCCAAATCCTCCCCCTCCAGCAAGGCACGTCCAAGGCGGGCAACCCATGGCAAAAGCAGGAGTTCGTCCTCGAGCAGGGTGGGCAATACCCCCGCAAGGTGTGTATCTCACTCTTCGGGGACAACGTAGCCAAGATCCCTCAGGTGGGGCAGGACGTGATGGTCTCCGTCGACATCGAGAGCCGAGAGTTCAACGGGCGATGGTACACCGAGATCAAGGCGTGGAACATCGTACAGGCAGGAGCACAGCAAGCTGCGCCCGCACCACAGCCGACCTACCAGCCACCGCAACCACAGCCAGATTACCAGAAGGCATATCCACAACAGCAGGCCGTAGCTCCCGCACCTGCAACGCCACAGGCGGGGGGGGGAGCCGGGCCTCGGCCTCCGACCCGAGGGTCGCCCACTGGGTGGGCGCTTAGAGTGATGCTGTGGG